TTGGTACTTGCCAACGAGTCTACGGTAACAGTACTTGAGTAAGTGCCCGTAGTTCCCTTGACATCACCGCTACTATTTATCCCGGCGCTACTTATTTTCTTGGTACTTGCCAACGAGTCTACGCTTGCTGTACTACCGACTGTTATTGTTCCATTAATTATTGGACTTCCTAAAAATCTAACATCTCCACTTATGCTATCAATATTAGGATTACTTCTTATGCTATCAACATTTATTTTCTGAAAAGTAGAATCTTTTAATATCGTTCTAATCGTATTTAATCTTGGTACAACATCGTTTAACGTATCTGTTACTCTGTCAGCCCATGCCTCTGTGCTGTCGTTGTCTTCGTTTAGTTGTGATGCTCTTAGAACAACGTGAGGCTGATACGTATTGTCAAAAGTAATATTGTTTACCGCAAATATACAAAAAAATATAGCCAAAATTAAAAAAAATATTGTATTTAATCTCATATCATACGTCCTCTTGTTAAGTATCCATGTAAATCTAATTCCATTAATTGAAAATCTTTATCATCTTCTGTTTGTGTTATTTCAACGTAAAAGCTATAACCTTTTCTTCCACCAGGCAATCTGTATCTTTGAGGTTCGTCTCCCATACCTCCAAAAGTATCGACATCAAGCACACTTTCATCTAAAATAAACCCTTCGACCGTGTTTTGCAGGGTTGGAATTAATTCTGATTCAATATCGATTTCTGATTTATTAACGGGCTGTATTCTTACATAAAAACTTCTTAAAAAATGAGCCAGAATTCTTATATTCTCCCACTTTGTAATACTATCCAGTTCTGGCGTTATGGTTCCAGTGCGTATTAAATACGGTATATTCCTCTGTGCTGTTAAAGTATTACCGATATAAATATTTATGTCCTGGCAAGTTGATGTTTGCTCTTTATAAACTACCGAGGTTGTAGAATGATTTTGCCCCACATAAACATTGTTTGATGAATTAACAGCAATATAATTTCCGCTGTTATCCCACATCTCCCATGGAGCAATAAAGTCTTCTTTGTCAAGTATCTGAGTTTTGGTGATATTTAAAACAAGCCTTCTATTGTTCATTGTTCCAGAAGTAGTGTCCTTATATAGCAGGTGATACTCTGTCCTATTGCTTCTTGTTGCTATTGTTGCAGCAGGCCAAAAATATGTTGTAGAACAAGAGTATAAATTATTAATACTTGTTTTAATATTTTTACTGAAATCATTTGTATACCACTTATCTCCATCAAATATATGAAACCCTTTATTGGTAACCCCCATTAAAGATGATCCATCAGAAGCCACAGTGCGCGGATACCTGAAATATGTCGGTGTTATATTTCCACTGCCTATAATTTCATACCTTGAATAAGGATCGGGTGCTTGTTTTATTAAACCGAATTTCGTGTTTAGATATATATATCCATTTAGTTGGAATATACCCTCAATTGGATACGGCATAATAATAAAGTCGCTACTTGTATCAAATCTTTCCAAATCATATACATTACCCTGTTGGAGACTATAATACAAAGTGTTACCAATACTTCCCCACACTCTTTTGTCAAATACACAAATATATTCAAAGGCTCCAGGGACATAGTTTGTAGCAGCATATATGTCATAGGTAAAGGCGGTGCTCTTTCCGCTAGCACTTGTAATATTGAATGCTGTTGTAGTATTATTTGTTGTCTGGTAATATAGATAAAATAGAGATCCACCAGCGTCTGTCATCCAGACCACTTTATTACCTACTTGTGGATCGCTTGAATTAGCAAAATTGGTAATTGCTATTGTGTTATTTCCGGTTCCTAAAGTAACACTTGCAATATTTTGCCCCAGTGAAAACAACAAATTAATTCCACCAGAATATCTGGAATAACTAACGTAAATTTGATATACTCCATCTGGTAGACTTCCACCAGCGGAGGCTGTGGCAACGACTCCGGTAGGCGGAGTTATTCCAACCTGGTACGCTGTCGTTCCTTCTATTTTTATAACATTTTTGCTATTGGTAATCCAACATTTATTAGCAAAAGTTTGAAAATATGTTTCTCCGGAACCACCAAAGTCATAGAGTTCAGTAAGAGTTCCATTGCTTGTATTTTGAGAGTATAACTTCTGACCAACAACTACAAGCAGCGTTTCACTACCATTATCCTGCTTATAAAAATCCATTCCCCATAGTCTGCCTGATATATCTGATTTTATAGCCTCGCTTCCAGGTCTATGTTTCATTTGGTCTAAAACCACATTATTACATTGTACGCAATGGTGTCTAGGGTATCTTTGAAAATATGCCTTTCCGACATCAGAAACTCGTTCTGTGTCATTCAGTCCATGCTCGTAGTCAGCTATTGACAGCGGATTTAATTCTCTTTTACCGTAGTTCATCGTATATCTACTATTGGATCATAATTATATCCATTAGATCCAAGTTCGTCTCCATCTATTAAATTATATCCCTGTACTTCTGTTACATTGCCAAAATCATCTTTTATGTTGTTGACAATATCTATATTTTCCGCCTGTGTAGCATTACAAAAGTCTACAATTTCATTTAGTAAACAATTTTGATGCATAACGTACTCTGGTGTTCCTATCCTTCCATCTGCCTCAAGATACAGCATAGCAGCTTTTGCGATTAACATATTGGCCGGGAAAAATGAATATTCTGTACCAGTTCCAGTAAAATCTTCAAGAATTTTAATGTATTCCATTTTTGGGGCACTACCAGGAGTTGAGTAAAATGTTATTGTTCTTGTAAATCCACTTGCCTTAGAAAAGGTATTGTTAATAAAATAGCCATCACTGGTATTTGAAGATTTATTCCAATAATATTTGTCTGGAAACCCATCGCCATCAGTATCTTCAAAAACATTAATAATTAAACCATCTGGTATGGCTGTTGTAGTTTTACCGGAAAGTGTAAGGGTTTGTATCATAGTAAGCCCTTGCCACTTTCTATAAACATTAAGGCTTTCCTGTGCTCTATTTATATAATGTAATGCCAAGTCATTTATATATTCACCAGTATTTGAACCCCCAATGAATTCTTTAAATGCATTAGCTATTTGTGTATAAATGTTTTTTAAGAAAGCCATATTTTATTATTGCCTTCTCTGTTGCGGATTCTGATTCTGATTATGACTCTGTTTTATTGTTGCCAATTCTGCTTGTAATTTTTTGTTTTCTTCAGCAAGCAAATAATTTCTATTAGTCAATTCCTCAGCCTCTTCTTTTATTTTTGCGGCAGCGGGATTTACTCTTGTATTAAACTCCTTTTCTGTAATCACGCATGACTGACCATCTTTTGCCAATGTTTCGAGACCCAATATACAAGCTTTCCTTGTAGGTTCGTTCATTGAAATTATTTGTTTATCATTTGTATCTATCACACAATATCGTATATGTTTTGCTACCTGTACAACAGGATTAAAGTTTACAACCATTGTTTGATTTATTTTTTTTCCTTTAAAGTATCGGTCAGAACCTTGAGCATCTTTTACTGGTACAGGCTTTCCATTATCGTCATATACTTCTATCGAAAAGCCATACTCTTTACGCTTCCAGGCATAATATTTCAAAACTTTTACTTTTTTTTCTTGTGTCTTTGTTTCTTCCATTTTGTTTTTTTACCCTTTTTTTAAGATGTAATTTGAGGTGGACTCTAACAATAAGAATCCACCTTTTATTGTTATTTATTAATCCAAGTTTTATTTATATCGTATACAGCACGTTTCCACAGATACAACCTATTAAATATTATTTGTGCTCCATTGGAACCATATCCAAGAATTACAATATCAAAACTATGTCCTATAACAGTTTGACCTATTGGTATTGTAATATTTTCCGGTGTTGAAGATGTAATACTATCTACTATAACGGTATCTGTTGCAATCCCTTTTGGATCTCTACATATTACAAGTACCTGCATATAACAAGAGTTAGCATTAGTTCCTGTAAGAATGCCTTTTTTTAAAATGTACTCCCAACCAGGGTCTGGTATAAATTTAGAAACAAGAGTAATGTTACCCGTTGTAGCTATAGTATCAAAAGCTGTTGTGTAGCTTATCGCTGTATCCATAATACAATATGGGTAACTTGTTGGTATTGTACTTGTTGCTGCAGAATATCCAGAAGCAATAAATACAACAACAATCATTATTATTGATTTAAATAAATTTTTCATACTTTTTTCCTTTTTTTTTATTTTAATAATGTTTGTAAATTATAACACGTTGACATATTTACAAATACTGTCGCCATTGTCGTTACTCATGATACTAATTTCACCCCAGAGCTCATCTTCATCGCCATGTACACTAGCATTTTGGATACCCTCTCGTATCTGCAGATCGCAATTGTTAAGATAGATAAAGTCAATATTTTCTGGATTACATACTAATGCCTGGCGTTTGAAATCACCACGATTATAAGCATCTATAATCATAACTTCCACATCACCCCTACAGGTCATTAACTTGTTTGATTTAACTCCCCATTTGTCGTAAGTTCCAGGTTCACATTCGCATAATCCGGAATTCATCCAACCTAAAATAGTAGCCCAAAACTCATATCCACAAAACATAAGCATTGTTGTGTCTGAACTTACGCTATCACCCCATTTCAAAGGCCCTTCATTGATAAAACTTTCATAAGTAGGGGCGCCTCTAAAATCAAACTCGGAACCAGCAAAAGCAACAAGTCCATCACAAGAACCATAAGTGGTTCCAAGGCCGCTAGTGTTCTTTTCTCCGGAACCAGGCTTGTTATCAAACAACAGAGTATTGCTGATATTTCTCATTGCCGAAGTATGACTTTCTTTCTTCATGTGAGTGTATCTATCACCTCCGAAGTGTTCTGACTGTCTGGCTGTCCATGATATTCCAGTAGCACTTCTATGAATAAAAGTAATATTGTTAAAATTATCGGGGTCTTTCATCAATATCGGAGGTACTGAAGACTTTTCTTCCATGTGTATAGTTAAACACATCAAGACATCACCAGCCGCCGCGCTAAAGGCGGTAGCTCCATAAGTAGTCACTACAAGAGTAGTACCATTTGTAACACTATCAACATAACACGTTGTATTGTTGGAAGTATTTACTAAAGACATTTTACCTACTATTCCAGTGGTAGACGTAACAACTAGAGCAGTACTGCCATCGTAAGAAGTAGTTGTAAATGTAATGGCAAATGGACTCCATGTAAATCCCTCAAAAAGAGGCGATTTTACCTTACGTTTTCCAAAGAGCTTGCGTTCCCTGGAAACGCCTTCAATGCCTTCTATGTTTCCACTAGACACCAAAGGCATAAGACTTGCACTTGGCATCAAGTGGCGTATAGTATCGCCAACATCACGCTTCCGCGTTCCTGTTGTTGACAATGTCTGCGTAGTATAAAGATCAGTGTATGTACCCATAATTTTTCCTTTTTCTGTTAAATTTCAGTAACATCTTGCCCAAAATATTTAAGAGTTTTTGCGACATCGTCATTTACAGGTGAAGGCGCTTCTCTATTTATATTACTTGGAGCTTGAGGTTTTCCTGTTTTTATTTGTTGTGAATGCCTGGTATTCCCGTGAACTGCTTTTTCAATATGATAAGGCAGTAACTCGGTATTCAAGGCATTTATACTGTATTGGTATATAAAGTCAAGCATCTGAGGATTGCTCGCAATGCGTTCATAATACCATTTGTTATATTTTTCTCCAAGTTCTCTCGAACTACATTCATGTAAATCAGGATGACTTAAATCAAATAACTGGTCAACAATCGGTCTGGCATACCCTCGCATCAATTTTGTGTATGTTTCAGAAGCCTCTTTAATATCAGTTATTCCAAATTTCTGTGCCATTCTTTGAACTAACCTGTTTTCATTTACAACAGCATCATTTTCCAGTCTTTTCCATCTTTCTTTTTCTTCCTGCTCTTTCTTTCCGGAAACTCTTAAATTAACCTTTTCTTCAATATCCATTTCCTCATATTTCTGAGCTAAAACACCTTCTATCTTGTTTAGAGCATTTCTGAAATATGGGACTAAGTCCTGCGGGAATGTCCCGCCAGCCGCTGTCTTGATTTCTTCATATAGCTCTGTTAATCCAAGCGTAAGATTATTTTTAAGATTATCCCTTTTCTCTTTATGTTCCATTATCTCCTGTCTAACTTGTTCTTTTTCGTCAACAGGTTTTGAATTCAATCCTTCGTCTGGTTTATCAACAATCTTTCTGCTTGTCTTATACTCAAAAACCGGTTTCTCATCCATGGCAAATTTAAGATGTTTTTCAGCATCAAAGTCTATACCAGAATCGGTTTTTTTAAAAAATGATCCTGTAAAATCCTGCGGAATCTGCTTTATATCTTTTATTGATTTTGGTTTAAAAGGAAGAATATTATTATCATCCTTTTTGTCCTGTTTTTCTCCAGATTCTTTTGGCTCTTCTTTATTATCCGATTCTTCGGTATTTTTTCCTTTGTTGTCTTTTAAACTATCATCATGAAATTCATATTCTTTCAGATAACTGTTTACGACATCATCCTGATTTACCGATACATTATTATCGGTAACTTGAGTTTCTTGTGTTTCTTCTGACATTTTTATTTATCCCTTTTTTTGGGTTGTTATATAATTAATAGCGTTAATCTTTTAAAAACTTATACGTTGTACCGCCAACTATGACTTTTAGGGAATCAGCATCCATCCATATTTTAGTAAATGCGGAACCACCAGAACCTACAACCAGTGTGTCAGGAGTACTATATTTAGCAATAACTCTTCCAACAACATTAACGTTTCCGGTATCCGTAATGCCATTAACAGTAAGAGTTGATGTAGCGGTAATTTTTCCTATCGCCAGCGTGTCTGCTGTAACTTTAGAAACATTGAGCTTATCACTATTTCTTGTACCGTCAAAAATATTTGCCACTTCAGTAAGCAAAGAATCAATGTTTTTATATCTAGGCCCACCGCCATCCTGTATAAAGTCAATTTCTTCAGGAACCCATCTGCTATTTACTTTTTTCATTCCAAAAGAGGCTGTTATCACTAATGCAATAATTAAAAATAGAACCTGAATGTTTTTCATTTTTTTTTCTCCTTTTCATTGTTTATTTTATTAGTTTTTCCAAAAGATACACAATCGTTTAAAATGGTTATTATTCCCACACTTATTATTTTCCCTTTAAAGAGTATAGTGTCAACATAAAATATTTTTGTTATTATTCCGTCATGTACTTCTATTTTCCCAGACAATCTTTCTTTAGAATAAAACTCATACATTCCAAACGGTCTCTTGTCTTTATCTCTGATATATTCGTCAACATGTTCAATATCGACATCAGGCAACAACTTTTTAACTCTATTAATCATTGACAAATTGTATTTTATAGGAATATTTAATACATTTCTAGGATATTTCTTTTTTATATCCACATACTTTTCGCTATTAATCATCGCTATTTTCCTTTTGTTCCTTTATTCTCCTGTGTGTCTGACTAAAAGAAATTGCATTCTGAGCCAAAGAGTTTATTCCGAACAAGGCACCACTTAAAAAGTCTTTTTCTTTATTGTCAATTTTAACAATCTCATTCATTATATCCCGCTGGCTGGTAAATATCAACCATTGAAAATACTTGTTTTCTGCGATTTTGTCCATTTCGTCAATAAACGCAAGCTCATCCGGTATCTCTACAATTGTGTAATTACACGACTTAACGCTTTTGTCGTGATTTTTTTTAGCTTTGTCAAGAAGAGTTTCGATATTCTTGATTTCTTCCGACATAATCCACGATATTATTGCCTTAATTATTTTTTTAAGCATTAACCGGTACTCCTTGTTGTTGTGGTTGAGGCTGTGGTTGTACTGGAATTTGAGGTTGCTGCGGTTGCTGCATTGCCATTTGTTCTTCCTGACTAATTTCAGGATACACGCTGTCTACACTAATATTATCACTCACAAGTTTCGCCCATTCCCGTAAATATGGAGCTATATTAAATCTCATAATTGCAGGGTCGCCAGACCCCTTGAAGTTTTGCACTGCGGTTATGATATTTAATAATTTTTGAACCTGATTCATGGTATTTTGAGTTAGTGAAGTTTTAAGTTCTGGGTTAAAATCACCAAGTATCTGACGTTTTAATAATTCTATTTTACCCGTTGGCGGTTTATCTATTAATAGCACATTACCAGCATGTTGTTTCAGAAGAACAAGCATTGTCCGCATATTATTGATAAGACCGTAGGAAAATTGTGTCAAATAATACTGTTCCTGAACGTTCCCCTGATTTGCCATAATATTTGCAGCAGTAGCAGTTTTGTTTCTTAGCCCGCCCTCATTTTCTTGTCTGCTAAAATCTGCCTTCGTTCTGCTTCTCTGGGCAGCTTCCTTCATTTCATTAGCAATATATTGCAAATTACTAGTTGATACACTCGGAAACTGGTGTTGATATAGAATATCTGACATTTTTTGATTAGGTTTTTTATCAACACCAACAAAGCCAGAAGATTTTGCAGCGTTCTGAATTCTGGTAATATCAAGTCCGCTGGCGGTATCGTAAAAAATATATCTCTGCATTTCCTGTAAAGCACTTGTCGCAAATGTAGAAAAGGCAAATTGCAGATAATTTTCCATAGGCATGACATTTTCAGGCTCCGCGTTTCCCCAAAAAAATTCTGGACGCGGATCCATTCTAAAAACATCAATAGGTATTCTATTTTCATCATAAGGATTTTCCTGTATCCTTATAATATTTCCATTACACTCCTGGATATAATAGATTGTATCGTCTTCTCTATTCCCTTCAAAGTCGAGTGTTCCATAATAATGACTTATATCCACATAGGTTAGTTGAGATAATGACTGTTGTTTGTTATTATAATAATTTTTATCACCAACGCTTCCTTTTTCAGCGTCCTTGATAAGCTTTATTACAGCATCTTTTATATACACATCAGGATTTTCTTTCGCCATTCTTATTAACTTGTGCAGTGGTAACCGATCTTTATAGCCTCGATACCTTGCTTTAAGATAATCTGGCTGGTCCGGCTGTTGAAAATAATTTAATATATTTATAGGAGTTGCATAGCATCCTTTTTTTCTGCTTACATCCTGTATTCTTTCATATCCCATAAACATATCATTAACACGTTTTTCTGTAGTTCTCCAGAAATACCGCTCTTTGGTATCCCACGAAGTCACCGCAACACCTACACCCCAACGACTAACACTATCAATAATTGGCTGTAAAGTATTTTGTATATATCCTGTAGATTTAAGCATGGCAATCATCACATCTTGCATATTTCTTGCATTTTCCCATGGTGTATATCCATCAGGATATACTGTAATCAAATCAGGACTGGTAAAAACACTTGATGTAATGGATCTTCTGGCAACAAAAGCCTCTCTAGCCAAAGGTATAGCAATGTTTGATTTAAATTGATTCTGTGGCCTATTTGTGCCAGAAGATTCATTACCGAATAACATATCAATAGAATTGCTAAGTTTATTAACTCTTTTTTTCAGGCTTTTAAAACATCTGTGGCTATAATAGTCTTCTATAGCTCCACAAACCCAATTCTGGACACTGCTTTTATATTTATCCATTTGTTTAGGTATATTTGTAGCCATCACAATTATTTTTTAACACCTTTTTTTTTGCCTTTTTTACAAGTCGACATTATTACCTCCATTATTATTAACGATTTCCAACTATAGTATTATTTCTCTGTGTAAGCTGGAAAATAGTTTTAACATAAGATCCTTTTTTATGCTTTACACTAATTGGAGACATCCAAAACCTAATAAGAGGCTTCCACTCTGATACAACCCAACGATCCTGTATAGCATAGCCAGAAATAGAACTAGTATCAATTCCTCTGTAATACCGATTGATGGCTCCGCCTGGGCTAGTGTATCCTATACGACCAGTTCCTAAACTATCTGTCGTTATAGTATCAACAATAAAGCAATCTGATTTTGACCAGACCGTGTCAACCACTCCTGTAGATGTCAAAGATGGATTCCCTAATTGATACCCCCACATAAAATTTAAACTATCGCTTGCAAAACCTGCCGATGTCGTATCATTACATTTGCACATCAAGGTAAAATCTTCACCATCTGTTATACTTAATGCCCTACTATAATAAAAAACTCCGGTATCCTGTATCTGGCGAATAGAAACAGTATCACCCCAGCCCTTCCAATTCATTATCTTTTTATTGGTACTTTGAGCTAAACACACAAATACTAAAAAGATTAACAATAATTTCGTCTTCATGATAATTTATTCCTTATTTTTTAGTGATTTATCTATCATTTTTTTCTGTATCAACATCCTTCTATCGCTCTGGGTATGTTTTACCGCCATTTTAAACGCTGCCACTTTTAAAGCACTCGTAAAACCATCATGCTTCTCAATTCTATCTACAGCTTCCCTGAAACCAGGATCTTTAAGCAACTCAAGCAAAAAATCCATATCTGGTATCTGACTTAATTGCTCCTTTGTAGGACTACCCTGTACAAAACCCTTACGTGCTCCTGTTATCATACTAATCCCGTTTCCTTAAACTCATAATTATTTAAACCGCTCATATCAAAAGGTATTACACCTGTTCTTTTTGATGTTTCCCTGCGCTGTTTTTCCGTGTTTATCTCCGACATAACACCAGCAACCCCATACCGGAACATATCCGCAGCATCATCACCAGTGACCTTGTCATAACATTCTATATTTGTTTTATCAACTGGTATATTCTTTAATGCCGTTTCAAATTCTGAATTAAATAACTTCCAATACAAAAACGCCGGTACTCCTTTTGCACAACTCAAAACAGTCCTAAGACACTGACACCCATATACCCGCTCTATATTTGCAAGTACAAACTGTGTGTCCCTAGATCTGAAAACATCCTCATATTCATCTCTCGCACATATTTGAACTTCTTGACTTGCCTTAAAAGTCCTGTCAAAATCATGTCCACAAAAAATCTTTAAAGGAAAACACCCGTCTATCCAATCCCCAAAACTCTCAATTTTCTGAAATATAGCCTGCGCATGACTCCTATGGTCTTGTTGCTTTTTTACATAACTAAACAACAACTCAATCCTACCCTCTGGAGTCAAATAAAATAAACCAAAGGCTGTAGGATGGCCTACTCCTATATCAAGAGCGCCAAACAGCCTATTCGCCGCCAAATCTCCAAGTATTCTGTGAGGCTCTATAGATAAATGCGTATCAAAATCATAAAAAAACATTCCAGGAGCCACATCCCACGAACCCTTATACCACATCGAATACAACGGTTCCGGCAAACTACGCAAATAATTATAATACTCCGGGTCTCTCTCTATTAAAATCGGATTATCTTCTATTGTCGTTGGTATAAAAATACGCCACGATTTCAAACCATCATCATAATATGGCTTCATCGTTGCCTTATTTACAAAATATTCCTTTACCCAACCATGACCAGGGCCACCGGGATTTGTACTTAAATATATCTTAGGTTTTACTCCCTCTATTGTACTCCGACAACTACCCAATAACATTTTATACTCTTCAAGACTTTTTACACAATCAGTCAATTCCTCTATATTTAACCTCTGATACTCTTTCCCTATGTGAGAGCTAATATCAGACGTATCCTTCCAATGACTCAACCTTGTTATACCACCAGCTTGCCCATTCTTCCCCTTCCAATGTATCTCTGACGGATTTCCCATTATTGTAGCAAATCCATCATAAAATATCCTGGCACGCTGTATCCAATCTGCTAAATCCTGGTAATTCTTCCTGATAACTAATCCCTGAAAACGCGGATTATATATCACCTCAGGGTCTATTCCCAATGCTAAACCACTCTCCGACTTTATACCACCACGCGCACCTCCAGCACAAACCTCCCTCTCAGACCTCTGTAAAATAAGCTCTTGCTTACCTACCTGTGGTCTCCATGTCCGCATTGATGTTAATGTACCATTCGTAACACTCGGCACATACCCCTGTATACCCTGCATTACCTATCTTCCCTTAAAACCTAATCCGTTCATAACCATCATCTTCATACTTATTCTCACAAGTCCTATAATCACACATCTTTGTTTCACTATACCCCACCTCCGGACTCCTGCACTCATACACTTCCCTTTCCTCTTCATCATTCCCCATATACTGACTATATATACATTGCATACCATTTCCCCTTTTGTAAAGCCTCGCACGTACTCGTAATATTTTCAGGATATACACCTACTATCAAGGGACGGGGGGAGGTCAACCTTGGGGTGCCCCCCATACCCCCGCCCCTTGGTGCATAGTATATCAACAATAGTAAACAAAACAAAACTATTAAATACTGCTGGCCTAATTTTTGCTTAAACAACAACACTCTTAAATAATAACATTTACAATTGGTATGTCGCATAATAACTATTATGTAAACTCTTTCTGTAAGTCATTGATTATATTATGACTAAACAATTTACCTTAACCTTTACTTTTATTGTTTGTTCTATTTGCATTAACAACATTACTTTCTGCCGATGATTTCTGACGAACATCGACCGGTGCGCCCTCGGGGAGTTTTTGTGGCACATACACCATAATATTACTAGTCTGCTGGTTGATGTTGAGTTTTTCGGTGTAATGATAGGTCCTGGCCAAGATTTCTATCGGCCCTTTCCAATTTTTAGCTAACGGGTTGAGGGACAACGAGTTAAGAACATCCTCGACCAAAGTTAACGCGTAATCCCAACCATCACACGCCGCATGCCCTTTTGCCCGTCTGTTGTCCCAGTAATCCCACGCTTGTTTGCATGACGTAAAGCCGAAGAATAGACAAAGGCCTGGCTTGTTAGGCTGTTTATTTGTTTTATCACAATGGATTAGATAATCATGGGCTAGTCTTTTAATTTCGATGGCGGTGAGTTTTGGATATATTTTTTTAGGTATGGTTTTATCTAGGATGATTTTGGTATCATCTTTTTGGGGCACTACTTTAGGTGGTGCCTTTTTTGGTATTTTATGCCCGGATAGGGGTTTTGAGTTATCCACAAGTTATCCACAAATTGTTAATAGTTATTAATATATATTAACATTTATTAATATACAGTTAAATATAATAAATATTTTGTTAATGAGTTAATTTTTTTATTTTTTTATTGATAAATATTTATTGGTATTGAGGTTGAGATTTGGTATTTGGTGTTAAACGATAGAGTGCTATATCTATTATATATATATATATATATATATATATGATTGGTGTTGAGATGGTGTTATTGGTGTTAATATATGCGTTATATTTAATCATATGATTACCGTATGATAATCATATGATTAACGTATGATTACCGTATGATTTTTTCTTTATATAAGTATATATTTTTCAATGATTTATGCTTTAGTTTTTAAGTTATTGTGTTTTTGTATACTAGGTTTTAAATATTAAAATATCCAAAAGAAATTAAAAAACATAAAGAAAACCCCCCCGACAGCGTTTTAAAAAAATCGCCCGTGACCAGGTCGAACCACTACGTTTTAGGCCACAAAAAAGAAAATTGCTTCACTTTACGTATTTTTGCTCACGGCTTTTCTGTAAGTTTTTATTATTTATTGACTTACATCCGGGTACACCGGAGATTTTTGGGAGGCTGGTCTGCCTGCTGAGATGTAATACTACTATAATATAATCAATATTTTAATAAAAAGAGTTATTTTTTTTGTACCTACTAAATATTTAATCATATGATTAACGTATGATTAACGTATGATTAACGTATGATAACGATATTATATCAAAAAATTATATTTTTAAAAACAATTATTTATACAAAAAATCAAACTTTTATTGTCATAATTTACAAACAATAATACAAGTTGTATATTTTACAATAACTTAAGCTACACAAAAATACTTTCAAAATTGACAAAATAATTGTACCATACGCAAGCCTTTTGTGGTATATTATATATAGAGAGACTGAGAAACACTCAGTACAAAATGAGTCACAAAAAAAGGAGAACAGTATGAGTAACACAAAAAAGACAGACGCCGCAAACCAAATGATTTTGGCAAAAAATTTGATAAAAAAAGACCAGTTAGAAATGACAGAGATAGAGGTCGATCTGTATCTTGCCCCGCAAGACTTGGTTGAGGCAAAAGCAGAGATAGTCCGCCTAAAGGCGCTCGTCATACGGCTTGCAAAAAACGAGCTGTCGGAGCCAGAAAAGGCGATTTTATTAGCTAACTAAAACTAACCCTCGAAACCGCCTCCGGGCGGTCTACCGGTACCGGAACCCAGGTACCTGGTGAGAGCACAAACAAAAAAGGAGAACGTATGCATACAATCATAGAGAAAGTTTTACCTGGTATATTTGATAAAGATAACGAAAATATTATCATATTAAATGATTCGCAAGTCGAAAAATTAATTGAGGATGTACCATTTCTCAAAATCACTAGCTTTGTGTATACTAAAGGCAGAATCATATTGTGGATAGATTGGATGTCACAAACACAGCTCGCTGTAGTTTTTGAATCTTTAGTGGCATCTAATAAACAGAGCTTGAATATACTGATAATATTGCGTATTTTAAAGCAAGCGAAATAGAATATGAAAAAAATATCTGAAAACCCATTGATACAAAAAAACGGAATTGTCTACTGCGATAGTTGTGGGAGTGCAACCAAAAGAATTAGCAATCCAACAGATGTAATCATACGCAGAGAGTGTATCAGGTGTTATAAAGAGATTCTAACTAACAAAAAAAATCAACGCATAGAAATAGTTTTATAGATGAGAGCACAAACAAAAAAGGAGATTTTATGAGTAACACAAAAAATTATATGCACGTACATACAGGCAGCGTAGATACAAAAGACGGTTGGATCTTATCTTATGATGCCCAGGAGCTTATAGATAGAGGTATCACAGCAGAGCAGGCTTTTGATGAGGATGATGGAGTCACATTGATTGAGGTTGAGATACACTAGAAAACCAGAAAAACAGATTTAACTAAATTCCGGCCGGAAAAAGGCCGGGGGTGATTAAATTTTTTACAAAGGCGATGAAATTAAAACAGCAACACTATTAATTACTGATAAGGAGTAGAGTAATGAAAACTATTGCTGAATGCGGATTAGGTGAATTTGTAGAACGCAATTCTTGTTTTTACACAGGAGATACTACTCCAATCACAGGAATTGTTTCTAAAATATCTGACAAAACGCTAAGAATAAAATGTTGCGACAAAAATATCCTTGTTGACCGTGAAACAGGAAGACAAAAAAATACCGGTAAATCTATAATTATCTGGAGGCCATATAAAAAATGAAATATGCACTGTATGCAATTTTGTTACATAATAAAAAAAACAATAAAATTAATTTTTTAACTAATAAAAAAAGTAAAAATTATGTAATTACATATAATGATATTGATAAAGCAAAAGTTATAAAAATGTATCTTTTAGACCATAATATCAATAAAGATATAGGGTTTTCTATCGTAACATATAATAATAATATAAAAAATAGAGATAATAAATCATGAAAAATAAATTTGTACAAAAAAAAACAATTTCAATATATATGTCGAAAATAGGAAAAATAGGTGGTAAATCTGGTACAGGAAAGGCAAAAAAACGCGGTGATAGTGAATATTATTCCAGATTAGCTAAAAAACGCTGGTGTAAAAAACGTAAAACTAAAAACTGATTTTTACTAAATTTAAACAGGAAAATACCTAGGGGTATTAAAATTAAAGGAATATAAAAACATGAATTTTATAGTACGAAAAACAGGACAAATTGTTAGATTGTTTTCTGTACATGATGTTGATGATTTAAATATCTGTATTATCGTTGACAAACAAGAATTAGAAAATATTATTAATGAAAATATTAGTTTATGGGGGCTATTTAACTGTGGTGTTTTTGTAGATTATGATGGAAATTTGAGTATTAATAGCAAGGATAAAAACATGTTTTTGATATTAGATTTTTTTTATTTGAATAAAGACGACGGGGTGTTTTTTTATACGGAATATGAGAAAATGATTATTAGAGATTTTCAGGATAATTATTCAATCGATTTAATGGTTAAATAATATGGATTTTCAAATTTTTATAAAATGTATAATAATAGCAATATTATCGTATTACATTGGGAGACAACACGGATGGAAAAAATGGTCCAGTAGTGAGCCTAAAAACCTTTATCACGGTGGATGTTATGGTTGTAATCGCCAGTGGACACACGGAATTAAATATTGTAGAGAGTGCTGTTATTTTGATTGCGATTGGGGTAAAAAATCGCTTCACAGTGAAATAACTAGGATCCAACAGGATAAAATATAATAATACTATTGATAAAATGTTAATTATAACTAACGGAGGCTATAATGTTAGAAGACAAAAAAGAAAAAGAAGAAGAAGAAAAAATAATAGCAGAAATAAAACGTAAATATATGGACTATTTTGTATACACTGCGACAATGAAGGAGCAACAAGTAATATTTCCAATAGGAAGCAAAAAACGTTTCGAAGACTGTGTTTTTCTTGATTATTTAAATGGTAGTGGTAGATATTTGGTAATTTTTTGGTACGACATTGATTTAGGCAATGAAAATGGACGGACAACTAAATTATTATCGATTGATTACAACACTTTATTTAAAAAAAAAGTGTTGCCGTATGATTACCGTATGATACCGGAATTTTGATAAAAAAAGGAGTATAAAAATATGAAAGATAAAAAGTTTTTAATATATTTATTTTTAGTTGTATTATTTTTATTGAGTTATAATTCGTACTCTCAAATAATTGCTAAAGACAGTTTAGGATTATCAATACAAATCAAAGAAAAATATGGAGGAATATTTTATGATACCGGAACGGTAATATCTATTGTAAACGAATGTATTTTTATAACAAAAAAAAATGAATATAGTTCTATATTTCCATTATGTAATTATAGTATAGTGTCAATTTATAAATTATAAATAAATAAAAAAGGAGTTAAAACATGAATAGTAATAATGGAAAAATTATAAGCACAAAATACGAGTTTAAAACCTTTAACGAAATGATTGACAAAATAAAAAATATAGTTATGGATTCTATGGAAGAAACAAGATTGATTAAAATGCAGTATAAAATGAACTGGTTTAATAATATACATTATCCATTTGATATGTATTTTTCTGGACATTGTAATATAACAATTAATAATAGCGGTACAAACTAAAAAAAGGAGTTAAAAATGGACAACGAAACAGCAATACAAGTTTATGAAAACAGCGGCTCTCTGGAACAAATTACAAAAGGGGAAATTGACATACAGATTGCAACCGCGAAAAAATATCCCAGGAGTATCGACAAGTTTTTGAAGGATGCAAAAACCCTGGCAACATACAGCCCTACAATTGCTAGTGAATGTTATTACGTGTTAAAGCGCAAGGACGCCACAGGAGCACAGAAAATTATAGAGGGGCCAAGTATTAGAACAGCGGAAATGGCTGCAAGCGCCTGGGGTAATATGCGCTGTGGGGCACGGGTGATAGAAGAGGGAGATCGCTTTGTTGTGGCTCAGGGTGTTGCTTTTGACCTGGAAAAAAATATAAGCTATTCTTCCGAGGTAAGACGTCGGATAGTTGGTAAAAATGGTAACAGATACAGCGATGATATGGTTGCCACAACATGTAACGCTGCGTGTGCTATAGCGCTAAGAAACGCTATTTTTAAAGCCATTCCGACAGCGTTTATAGATGATATTTACAGGACTGCAAAAAAAGTTGTAAGCGGAGATATAAAAACAATATCATCAAGGCGTGATACGATGGTAAAAGAATTTGATAAAATAGGAGTTGATAAAGAGGCTTTACTTAAATATGTCAACAAATCTGCCTTAGTTGATATAGGACTATCAGAAATAGAAATTCTTATCGGAGTTTTTACCGCAATAAAAGACGGTGAAACAACGATAGAAACAGAATTTTATACTCAGGAGAAAGAATCTGGAAAACCAGAAATAAAACCCACAGTAGAAATGAATACAGAAGAACCAGAAATAAAACAAAAGAAAGATGATTATTTTGTTACATCTGTTTCTGAAAAGAAAGGTGAAACAAACGGAAAATCATACGTGCTCTATTTAATTGAAATTAACGGCCAGAAGTATAGCACATTTTCAGATACAATTGCATCAATAGCAAATGATTTAATGAGATCAAAACACCCTATAAAGTTTACTTCTGAAAAAACTGATAATGGTAATACATTACAAACAATAGAGCCAGCGCTATGTTAAATTTTAACAAAGAAAACCATGTATACACCTGGAACAATAAAGTGGTTCCAGGTGTATCAGAGATTATGGATGCTGTTGCTGTTAAAGACAAAGACGGCCACTATAATTCAATCAGCGGGTACAAGGGCAATTACACCAAAGAGTCCCAGAACTTTGGCACTGAGTTTCATAAAATACCAGTGCTGCATATTAAAGGCAAAAAATTTACTTATGATAAAGCCCTGGAGCCATATTACAACGGCTTCAAAAGGTTCTGGGAATCTTTCAATCAATCGGGATACCAGTATATTTTAGAAACTCCTTACTATAGTTCTATCTATAGGTATGCTGGGACCCCCGATTTACTTGTAGTTGACGGTATGAGAATAATTATTATTGACTGGAAAACGTGTTCAGGAGTTGGCAAGCACTGGGGAATTCAGATTAAGGCTTACCAGAATCTATTACTGGAGAATTTTAGAGGTTATAGTTTCAAGGGATTCTGTGTACAGATTAAGCCAGATGACCAAATAACCCCTTACAAAGTTGTGGAGGCCAAAACAGTAGATAACAATAATTGGCTGTCAATTCTTAACACTTATAAACTAATGAGAGGATAATATGGTTGCTTTAACAATTGTAGTTATTGCTATAGGTATATCGTCGTTCGTTGCTGTTTTAGCTTCTTTTTTAGCGATACTATTTAAAAAATATAAAAGGAACAAAACAGATGAAACAGTAGTAAGACGCAGAGATGTTTCATACCAAATAAGGAATCTTTTCGATAATGAAGAAATGATTTGTTTATCAGAAGAACAATTTAGGTCAGAACAGAATAGATTAGATGAACAATTTGTTGCAGAAATAAATAAAAAATTGACATACGAAATCAAATTAGATATTGAAGGATGTGGCCGATAATAAACAATAATTAGGTTAAAATGATATTAAAAAAAATTACAGAAATAGTAGTAATTGCATGTGGGACAATATGGATTTTATATGGTATTGCTTGGATTTTAATAAAAATAATCTTTTAACAAAGGAGTAAAGCAAATGGAAATCGAATCAAAAGAAACAGAGTTTATACCTGTAACCAATAGACAAAAAATGGTTTCAGCTATTGAAGAAATCAAGTCTTGGGTGTTAATAACAATAGCTACAGACGAAGAATTTGAAAAGGCTAGCCATTACAGAAGACAGGTAAGCACAACAATATCAGAGCTTGAAAAGGAAAAGAAAGAGCTAACTGAACCCTATAAAAGTAAATCTAAATTTATAGATGCAGAATATAAGAAGGTTATTGATATTGCAGAGAATGGATTCAAAGTCCTTGGCAACGCTCTTTCTTCTTATCAACAGGCCAAGCATAAAAAGGAAAGAGAGGAACAGGCCAGGATAGAAGCTGAAAACCGTGAAAAAACCCGTAAAGCCCAGGAAGCCCTTGATAAAGCCCGTGAGTTTGCCGCTGAATTAGAAGCGCAGGGTAACACAAAACTGGCAGAAAAAATCTTGACAAAGGCAGAAAACAAGGTTGAATCCGCTGCAACACAAATAGTAGCGCCCGTTGCAATACCAACAAAGCCAGAAGGTACAAGCTTTCGAGAAAAGTGGGTTTGTACTGTAACAGATAAAAATGCGGCAATATTTTTTATGCTTCAAATCCCTATGCTTAATGATTTTATCACTATAGATACCGTGGGCTTAACTAAAGCCCAGAATTCTATGGGTGGTAAAATAGTAGTTGATGGAATTACCTGGAATAAAGAATTAATACCAGTTTCAAAAAAAATATAAAATATATTTGCACTTTTGTATTAAATAATATATATTGTATAGTATGAAAAAAGAACACGTTTTAAAACCGACAACAGTATTGTTAAGTGAAGAGCAAAAAAGAATAATTAAACATTGCTCGAAAAAATTAACTGGTATTTGCAGACCAGACAAAGGTTCTATTAATCATTTTATACAATATGCTATTATTAAAACATTAAAAACAGAGTTTAACATTGATTTTAATAAAATTGAAAGTTGTTATAAATCAATAGTTAAGAATTAAATATTGCATACTTTATATAGTTGGTTAACATTGACAATTCACAATATTATAGGAGATTTTACTATGCGATTAGCAAAATGTAGTCATGAAAATGTTGGTGGCGCGGTATATCTTACCCCATTAATTGCGGTATCGTGGGAACGTGCATGGTTAGAGGTATGGTTCGGGTGGTTAAGGTTTCTTTTTGTCTTGCAAATATGCCCCGTAAAATCTCAAGACAATAAGGAATCTTGTCAACGTCAACCAACACAGAAAGCCTAAAACGAGTACACTTCAGGCGTTTCTGGGGCGTTGTACGCAATTGTCAATTTCCTTTAACTTATAGGTGGCGCTAAATGCAATGTAAAACATGTAGAGGCACTGGCGAAGGGGCTCTTGTTTGGACTGGTGGCAGTGAGCCGCAACCTGATTATACAGCTCCGTGTAGCGACTGTGATGGAACGGGGAAAGCGCCACTGGACACTGTGGAAGCAAAACCGGAACAGCACACAACAGGCCAAAGTTGACATTGGAAACGATCAACTGTTGGCCGGGACGTTGTACAAAATTGCTCGCCTTTTTTAATTATAGGCGCAAACAATGGTATGATGAATTAAAATAATTCTTCCTTTTTTATTGGATTTAAAATGGCAAAAGACCCAGCGGTTTTATTTTATACAGCCGACTTTTTAACAAGAACATCAAGATTAACAGATGAACAGGTCGGGCAATATATCAGGGCACTATGTTCTCAACATCAAGAAGGGCATTTTACTAAGGATGAATTGTATCAAATATTAAAATCATATGATTCTCCGGTTTGGAAAAAATTTATTATAGATGATAATGGATTTTATTACAACGAAAGAATGCAAGAAGAGATAGAAAAGCGTATAAACTATTGTAATTCAAAGAGTCATAAAGGAATTTCTGGAAGAAAAAATAAATCATATGATTATCATACGGTAATCATACGTAAATCATCAGAGAATCATACTGAAAATGGAAATGAAAATGATAATATAAATGGTATTGATAATGAAGATGAAGATAAACAAAAAATTTGTGAACACTTTATTAAATGGTATTCAGAATATCCAAATAAAACGGGAAAAGGGGCAGCTTTAAAATCATGGAATAAAATTAAAAATAAAAAAGAAATTTCTGAAAAAATTTTAGAATCTTTAAAATGGCAGAAAGAATCTGAACAGTGGAAAAAAGATAACGGTCAATATATTCCAAATCCATCAACTTATATAAATCAACAGCGATGGATGGATGAGCCAAAAACAATAAAAAATTACCCAAATGGTATGACTAAGGAGCAGTATGACCTCTTTTGATATTAAACTTGATAAATTTATCTATAACTTGCCTCAATTGAGTGATGAAGACGAAAAATTGTTATTACAAAAGGAAAAAGAAAAAATAGAATGTGAGATTAAATTTAAATATGCAACAATAAAAAATAAATCTGGAATACCACCAAGATATAAACAAGCATCTTTGATAGATTTTGATGAAAATATTGTTAAACAATATCATAATGCCCTACAATCAATTTTAACAGGTGAAGCCATATTAATACATAGCCAGATACCAGGCAGCGGAAAAACCCACTTTGCGTGCGCTATAATGAGGAGTATAATTTTAAATGACGAAATTGAGGCTTTAAAAACAAATAAAATTAATTTTTGTAGTGGTATAATATTTTTAACAGCACCAGATTTTATGTTAATTTTGAGGGATACTATAAAATCTGAAAACATATCTGAGATGAGTGCTATGAGTATTTATAAAAATTGTGATATTTTAATACTAGATGATTACGGGGCTGAAAACTATACCCAATATTCGGCAGAGTGTATTTACTCTATTATCAACTACAGATATAATAATAATAAAATAACGATAGTAACAACAAATTTATCACTTGCTGCATTAAAAGATAGAGATTCAAGGATTTATAGCAGAGTATCAAGCGGAATTATAATACAAATGCCAGACAAAAACTGGAGAAAAAAAAGTTAATTAAAATGTATTACAGTAAGTTTTCAGTATAAACAAAGGAGTAGTTATGTTGATAGAAATAAAAAACAGAGTTGATTCAAAAGTAATTTTAAGCGGAGAATATGAAAGCGTAAAGGATTGTCTGGTAACTAATAAGAAAGCCAACTTGAGTGACGCCGACTTGAGTGGAGCCAACTTGAGTGACGCCGACTTGAGTGGAGCCGACTTGAGTGGAGCCAACTTGAGTGGAGCCAACTTGAGTGGAGCCACCTTGAGTGGAGCCGACTTGTGTGGAGCCGACTTGAGTGGAGCCTACTTGAGTGGAGCCAACTTGATTGGAGCCAACTTGCGTGAAGCCAACTTGAGTGGAGCCAACTTGAGTGACGCCGACTTGAGTGGAGCCAACTTGAGTGACGCCGACTTGAGTGGAGCCGACTTGAGTGGAGCCTACTTGAGTGACGCCGACTTGAGTGACGCCAACTTGTGTGGAGCCGACTTGATTAGAGCCAACTTGCGTGGAGCCAACTTGATTAGAGCCAACTTGCGTGGAGCCAAAGGCTTGATAAAAATAATGGGTGTAGAGCCTGGTAATTTTTATTGGAAACGATTCGAATTAGGTTTAAAAAATAATGGTTTTCAGTTTAAAGTCGGATTAAACGAATTAAAAAAAAGAGAAATTTTTGCAGAAGACGAAAGAATTTTGTGTTCAAACCCTGGTTTTCATTTTGCAAGCAGAACTTGGTGCGCTGTAAATTACTCAGAAAGAAGAATTGAAGCAAAAATACAAATACCATTAGATGCAAAAATAAATGAGCCTTGGGCTACAGATGGCAAGGCTTCTGCGGATAAAATTATAATTTTGCAGGTGTTTGATGTTGATACAGGCGAAGATATAACCGGTAAGTTTTCAGTATAAACAAAGGAGTAGTTATGAATGTTAAATTAAAAGATTTTTCAGATGTAATAATAGAGCTAAACGGCGTGTCAATCAGTATGCATACAGCTACATCATCTATTTTATATAAAAGATTGAAAAGCATACTCGTAGAAACTGAATACATAGAGTCTATTCCGTGCAATCGCTGTGTACCTACAAATCTTTGTAGTTTAGGGTTTAATTGTAGATGTGAAAACGCACCTTGCTTTTTAGAAAAGAATTTTGATTTTTCAGAAAACACAAATGCCAGACAAAAATTGTAGAAAAAAATTTGCATGTTAAAATGTAAAATATTTCATCACAAAACATCAAATTTTACTGATTCAGGTTATTATGTTTGTGAGCGTTGTGGCGCACACGAGTACTACGATAACGAAAAATGGTCGCTTAACTATTCTGTTTTGGGTAAAATAATTATTGTAATATCAAAAATACATCGGCTATACAACCAGTTTAAGTTTAAAATAAACATGTTTTTTAATAAAGACGGTTTACCATTTTAACAAAAAATAATTAGAAATATAGGAGGTGAAACATGATTTTAAGTGAACACAGTATAAAACACGCGAGGGCTATTATAAAGCAAACACAGATTTTTGAGGAAGCGGAAATGCAGCCTAAAAGTGAGCCGCAATGCAGTATGTGTGGTCACAGTCAACCGTGTGGTCACAGGCGTAATAGTATTTACTGTCGTAAGTGGTACGCGGCTCACCTTCAGGAGAGTGCGCGAAACGTTGTAACAAAGGAGATTGATTGTGTGTAACGTTTTAAAACATTTATATAAAGCTCAAACAGCTATGGCATGTAATGATATGGTGATGGTTAAGAATGAACTAAATTGTGCCGTTAAACTAACAAAGCAAAAAATTTTACAGAAAACAATTAAAGAAAATATAAACGCTGAATTAAATCAGGATTTAATAAAGGAAAACAAGGTTTTAAACCGAAGAATTGAAGATTTATTAAAAAAAAATTGGTGTAATTTTTAAAATTAAGCTATTGATAAATTTTAATAAAAACAATTCTCACTTTTAATTTTACATGATATATATTATTACTATGAGTCACAATAACACAGAATACATTAATTTTAGGGCAGCATAGTTACCAAAAACTATGGGTAACTATAGTAGTGACTCGCTATAGTTACCAGCCCATTTATATAAGGTGTAGTTTATGATAGTAAACATTAAGCCGCTCTCAGTAAACGAAGCCTGGCAGGGCAAAAGATTCAAAACTAAAAAATATTTGTCCTATGAGCAAACACTTTTGCTTACTCTTCCCAAAAAAATTTTAATACCAGAAGGAAAACTGGCTTTAATGATAGTTTTTGGTTTATCTAATAAAAATTCAGATGTTGATAACGGAGTAAAACCAATAATAGATATTCTTCAGAAAGCCTATGGATTTAACGATAAACGTATATATTTGCTGCGTGTAGCAAAGGATGATGTATTAAAAGGTGAGGAATATATATCAATAGTTTTTAACAAATATAATACCGAGTCTGAACCAGAGCCAGAACTTGCGAAATGTGATTACTGTCCAAATGCTGCTGTTACAGAAGCAATTAATTTAATAAATGTTGAGGACTGTACAAAGCCTGGATTAAAACTTAAAATATGCGATCTGTGTTATTCTGTCCATAATAGTAAATTAACAATTGTCAACAATGATTAACAATAAACTTAAGGAGTAAAACAAATGACAACAAAACAAAAAATTAATTTTGACGAAATCAATGTGAACGGAATATTATATGTAAGAAAGGATGGTATTAATATAATAGAAAACAATATATTAGATGGATTAAAATTTTCTATAATTAGGACATATTCAGCGGGTGTTTTCGCTGGTTATCCTAAAAATATAAATGAGAAAACAGGAACTGTTATTAAAGCTATCCGTATTTACTATTGGGATGGGGCTTGTTCTCTGAGCCAACTGGCCGTTGAAGGCACAAAAAAACCTGAAAATTGTAAATTTGCCATAGAAGTTCCAGAAATTTATTTAAGTGAAATAATAGAAATAATACCCTGCACAAAAATGTCGTTTGAATCTATAACAGGAGTAAAACCATGGGAAATATAATTTTTACTGGGTCTGGGTCTGGGTCTGGGTCTGGGTCGTTTGGGTTTGGGTATGGGTCTGGGTCTGGGTCTGGGGATGGGTCGTTTGGGTTTGGGTATGGGTCTGGGTCTGGGGATGGGTATGGGTCTGGGTCGTCTGGGGATGGGTCTGGGTCTGGGGATGGGTATGGGTCTGGGTCGTCTGGGTCTGGGTCTGGGTCTGGGGATGGGTCGTTTGGGTTTGGGTATGGGTCTGGGTCTAGAATTTATTAACAATACAAGCTGAGTGGTAGAACTGTTTACATTATACAAAGATGGTGTAGATTAATAGTATTATAGTATTTCAAATAAACGCCACTCAGCTTTTAAAATGAGGATAAAATGGATAAAGCAGAAAAAGTAGAACGAATTAAATTGCATAGAGAATTTTGGGAAGTTATAAAACAAAATAAAAACGAATTCTTTTTAAGAGGTTATGAATTAAAAGTTATAAAAGTAGCTTTATTTGATAAGTTTTATAATAATAATAAATGTAAATTTGATGTAATAAATTTTTGTTTTGTTTGTGCTCGTTGTGAAAATTGTTTAGTTACGTTTAATGATTACTGTGATAGGCCTGGTTCGTACTATAAACTATGGGTACAAAGTATTCGAGAAAAAAATTCAGAAGATTTTGATAAATACTGTGATTTAATAAAAAATGCACCTGAAGCTATGAATATAACGATAAACGTACATATCTGCTAAATGGGAACTTTTAATTTGATAGGAGGTATTAAAAATGAATCTACAGCAAAAGGTTAAAATGAATTTAACAGACAAACAGAAAGAAATAATAAAAGCAGCTATTAATTTGTTGGAACCATTTGCACGAAAAGACGTGTCGAGTTATACACATTATTTTAAAGTTGATGACAACGACATACATGAGTATGATTGTTGCGATAATAAAAAGTGTGTTAAGAAAGCACTAAAGAATATAATAAAGAGCCACGAGATACAGACAAGCATAGAAATATGTTCGTATGATAATGGTGGAGACCATGAAAAAATTGGACACTGTTATATATGTTGGAAACCATTAAATCAATCATTAACATGGATTAAAGACGAATTTGAACACCACAAAGAATACACCATTACCAGAAAAGATTTAACTGACAAGGATATTGCTTTTGAAATTAAATGTATCCTGGAATCTATGCCAAGCTCAGATTACGATACAGGAATATATTATCAAAAACATCAAAAAAAATTTATTAGAGATATTATTAATTATGCAAAAGTAGTTATAAAAGAATTAAAGGGACAGAATAAAAATGGATGAAATGTTTATAACATGTATTCTGGATATAGTTGACCCAAACCGGGAGTTGTCTCCAATAGAAATTGTTGACAGTATTAAAGAAAAATTTATACCGGACAATAAAAATGAACATAAGCAATGCGCATGGTGCAACGATTATAAAACGGCGTACGATTATAATTTTTGTCCAGACTGTGGGTGTAAACTTTAACAAACAGAAATGGAGTTGTTGTATGAAAGTTTTGGTTGCGTGTGAAGAATCTCAAGTAGTGTGCAAAGCGTTTCGGGCAAGGGGTCATGAGGCATATTCGTGCGATATTCTTCCTACGAGTTGCGATCATCCTGAATGGCATATTCAAGGCGACGCGCTTTCGTTGCTGAAAGAAAAGTGGGATGCCGTAATAGCATTTCCTCCATGCACTCACTTGTGTAGTTCAGGAGCAAGATACTTCGAAGAAAAAAGAAAAGACGGAAGGCAACAGAAAGCTATAGATTTTTTTATGGAATTTACAAAATTAACCTGTAAATGGGCTATTGAAAATCCAGTGGGTATAATGTCAAAAGTTTATAGAAAACCAGACCAGATTATACAGCCGTGGCAATTCGGGCACGGTGAAACAAAGGCAACTTGTTTATGGATTAAAGGATTTCCATTATTGCGTTCAACAAATATTGTTTCAGGTCGTGAACAAAGAATTTGGAAAATGCCACCATCAAAAGACCGCGCAAAATTAAGAAGTAAAACATATCAAGGAATTGCAAAAGCAATGGCGGAACAGTGGAGGTGAATATGTGGATTGAACTTGATAATACTAAAAATTTGTGTCCAAGAAAATTAATTTCTGAAATTTTGAATGAAGCTGTATTTTCAATTAATTCTATAAACGGCAACTTTATAGATGTGGTTTGTGTTGCTGGAAATTACGCGTGCCTAATAATTGGTTATGAATTAATATCTGCGGATACTGGGTGTCTAAAAATTAATAAACATAAAATAATCTCAACAAACAAAGGACCGGATGACAAAATGACAAAAGTAACTATCGAATCAAAACCATTAAAAAAATCAATCGAAGCTGGAATGCTATTTGAAGTAATTGACCAAGAACAATTAAAAAATAGCCAAGTTTTTATTATAGCTGGTTATTCTCAGGGTAAATTTCAATGCCATTTTTTCGTTTCAAAAGAACTATTTAATTATGATAGTCACTTTATTAATTCACAATGTAAGCCATTTTCAGGAACTGTAACCATAGAAAGCACCTAAGCAAGATTCATCATCGTGGAAGACTAAAGTATTTAGAGTATGATTTTTATATTGCTGAACAGAAAACATTATAGTAATACATAAATATGAAAACAAAGAAGCAAAAAACATATTGGGATTTACTTACCCCAGACGAACAGATAGAGAAACTGAACAAATTTATTTTGCAATTACACCCTGAAAGCGATAAAATAATAAAACAAATAGAAAAAATAAAGGGAAAAAATGTCAAACAATAAAAACAAAAGGAGATTGTATGAGTAAAAAAGAATACGAACCATTCGGTGAAGAGTGGAAAAAAGAAGTCATGAAAATGAAAAAAATTGATATCGTTGAGTTGTTAATAAAAGCAAATTGTGAAAAAATAAACAATTGCAACAATTATACACGTTTATGTGTATATGATAAAAATGGTACAAAAATTAAAGTCGGGGATATAGTAAGATACCATAAACATACAGGATATATACTTCCTGACATGATAGGGACAATACAATATAACCCTAAAAAATTGTGCGTTGGATTTCTTAGGCATTCAGAAAATTTTAAACAATGTAAGTTTTATAATTTTTACGAAATAGACGAATTAGAAAAAGACTTTTTAAGCCATTTAGAAAAAGTTAATTTTGAAACAAAAACATAGTTTATTATGGAAATATAGCATTTATTTTTTTTAAAAAGGTAAAAATATGAAAGAAATAAAACACAGAAAATTTGCAAATGGAACTGTTTATTTATTGGAAACAGATGATGGTTACCCGGTAGAGGTAACTGACACATTCCTGCCATACTATACAAAAGATGCAATAGGAAGAAAACAAAATTTACTTAGTTATACTGATATTGGTGATCGCTCCGAACGATGGATGATTGGAGTATCATGTATGAGTGGGTGTCCTGTCCGTTGTAAGTTTTGTGCTACAGGAAAATTAAAACGCTTTTGTAAGCTATCGAAGTTTGAAATTATTGAGCAAGTAGAATTTGTTCTTTCTAAAAATCCAGGGTATTCATTTAAAAATGCCAAGGAGCATAAGATTAACTATACTCGCATGGGTGAGCCTTTTCTGAACATACAAGAAGTAAAAGAGGCTATTTTATTTTTAAATACTCTATATCCAAATACGCACCACTATATTTCAACAATCGGAATTAGTGGATCTGATTTCTCATGGATTAAAAACAATATAACGCTACAGGTTAGTGTTCATAGTTTAAAAGAAGAAAAACGGAACTGGCTTATTCCATATCCAAAAAAACTTACCTGCAAAGAGCTTGGAGAAATCAGGACTGGAAGCAATTTAAAAACCACGGTAAATATGACACTTGTTGAAGAATCAGATTTTGATATAGAAAAATTAAAGCAATATTTTGACAATAAATATTTTTTTGTTAAATTAAGCCCAATTAATAAAAATGAATGTTCTGAACTCAACGGATTGGGAGATGGTGCAGTTCAGGGAATAAACCTAATATGAAAGGATAGTATATGGAAGCCATTAAAAAGCAGTTGGAAGAAGCTGGCTACGATTATGCTGTTGCTATTGCAACACAGTCAGAAATTAAAGCCGGTGCAGCGTGTGGACAATTAAGTCTAATCGAAGAACCTAATACAGTAAATTAAGAAATTATTAGTAAGCAGCACGCTCATTTTGTTGTGTGCTGTTTAATCTTATACTTTATTGCGTAATAAATACCATAAATAAATAGTGTTCCATAAATACTAAAAAAAGGAGTAATAGCAATTGGGCTTTGACCAATCCAAGCCCACTTATAATTCCAATCTCTAAATAAATATGATTGATAATGATTTCCTAATTTGTCAAATGATATATAAAAATATTGTTGACACCATGCATATTTATTATGCAACCATGTAGTGGCAAGCAAATCCCACAAACAAGCCATAGAAATAAAGATTAAAGAACAAAACAAGAATTGTTTTAAATTCCACAAGCCTTTATGCCACAAAAAAATAACACAAGATAAGCCTGGTAATGCAAAAAACAATATTTCAAATCTTGTTGCTGTGTCCACAAAAAAACCAGCAATAATTAATACAAAATATACAAAAATTATAATAGTTTTACAAAAATAATCTATATCTCTAAATTTTATACATGTAATGTTTGCATTTAATTCCAAAATTAAGATAAAAAAGATTCCGCATATAGGGTAAAATATCCAGTCTAAAATATGACTAATATAAAATTTGTCTAAAAATGGAATTGTTGACCATGGATGAAACATCCACGCCTGAAAATTTTTATCATAAGCCATCATTACTGAGTTCCAGGTTATTCCAATAGTCCAACACAATAAAGTCGTTATAATTACCGGATTCCACGATATTCTTTTAAACAATTTTTTAATAAAAAAGGCATTTAATATAGATAAAATAACTAAAATTATAGGATATAGTTTAGCTAATATGTTTTTCCAAAAACCTTTAGGTAAGCCATCTTTTTTTTGAGAATATAATTTGCCTTGATTATCTAAAACATCATACTGTTCGTTATTATTAATATTCATATTGTCTACTCAGTTATTTATCAGATATATGGTTAATAAACATTTTATTATTTTCGCTAATTTTTTCATCTAATTTTTGATATTGATTTGATATTTTACAATCTATATTATTGTATGTTGTATTTAAACTAGATGCTATAAAAATAATAATAGTAGTAGTTGACGCAACAAAAACACTAATTAAAGAAATAACTATTCTAAAAGCATATTTTTTTACGTCTCTTTTACTATTATCAATTAAATATTTAAAATTAGATAATATGTCTCTCATTTCGCAAATATCTTCTTCATGCCTCTCTATTTTGTTTTCTATAGAAAACACTCTATCATTAAAACTGGAACACTTGGAATTAATTCCATCTACGACATATTGTAAACCAACAATTTTAGCCTCTAATTCTATGCTGTCATTCATTTAACTATCTCCCGTTTAGACCAAGAACACCATGAGTTAAAGTATTTTAGATGCTTTATGGTGTATCTGTTGTTATTGTTTTTACCGTGCCGTTTGCAAAGATAACTTTTAAGTCTCCGTCTGCACTATCAACAAATATTTTTGCAAAGCCCGCAGTTGCAGTGGGAGCGGTCATACTGTCTTTTATAGCTATGGCGCCATTAACATTAAGTTTTTCGGATCCCTGCGTTACGCTATTTCCAATTGCTACGTTACCCGCCGATGAAATATTCATCTGGATTCCAGTTGACAAATTATAAAATGTAAGCTGACCTTGTGCCCAGATACCTGTTGATATATCCCAGGTATCAAGTGTTCCACCTCTCCCAGACTTTGTATCTGTAATACGTAAACCATAATTTCGCGATGCATCATGACCTATAGTTAACATCGCCACTTTAGGAGATAGCATTCCAATACCAACTGGCTTTGCCATATAGATATTATCACCGTATAATATTTGAGTGATAGTTGGTGTTGTCGTTGTATTAGGTGTTGTGTAAAAATTATAAAAGCTTCCCCTTGCCGTTTCTGACCAATTTTCCGAGGCCCCCGCTATTATTTGAGCGGATACAACATAATCAGTTCCATCATGTCCTAAAAAGTCAAATTGACCTAATGGGTCGTTATTTAGTATTACAGTCGGAGTTCCATAGTCTCCACGGGCTTTAAAAAAAGAACACCTTGAAGCCGTCGCACTTGTTACTGCTGAGTACAACTGAAACCCTTTACCGGCAGTATATGATAAAAAATTACCATTTCCTGGAAAAATACCATCTGTAGTTACCCTTAAACATTCCTGCATTGTAGCTGAACCACTTGGAGTAAGGTAAAGTTGAAAATCACAACCATGTTTACCTACAGACCAATCTTCTTTAGGTACGACTGCCATCTCAGATCCCAAAGCGTAACCAGCTCCATCATACCCCCAACACCTAAAATTATAAAGATCATCTGCAGAAGAACCAAGACTGCCATAAGCCCTTATGGCTCCAGGTGCGGCAAACGTACCGATAGAACGGTAAAAATTAACATGATTTACATCGTCTGTTTTATCATTGTTACCGTAAATATTTAAATTAACGGAGTTTGCAGAGGCATTATTAATTGTAAAACTTTTTCCTTGAATTCCAGTTCCGACTATTCCCTTGGTGCTGTTTAAACTGTCCACAACAAACGGCCCAGAAATAGTCCCAGATTTACCAATAATGTCAATGACTTTTGGCTTTGCAAATGCTCCTGGCCAACAATACGTAGTATTTAATGTCACTGCAATAAACCCAATAAAAAAACACACAAACAATTTAGTTTTCATTTGTCCCCCTTATTAAAATTTCACATCTTCTATTTTCTGGATAACAATCAAGACTATTGCTACACAATAAGTCTCGTTCTCCGACAGACCTGACACTAAATTTTGATTTTAAACAGCTCATGGTAGTATAAACAGAAAAAGCTCTTTTGTATCCCAAAGTAGTATTATAATTTTCATCTCCCAAAGGGCAACAACCTCCAATAAGTATTATAGAATCAATATCTTTTAACGTTTCTGTATATCTACATAAAGCCATTTTCTCTACAGGTCGTAAAATAGAAGAATTCAAATCGAATTTAACAGTATACAATAACCTCCATTCATTTTTTTTATCACCAACAAGAGTATCAGAATCTAAAATAATACCTTTTTCATTTTCTACAATGGGTGTTACCTGTTTTTCTATAACCCTATCGTTATTATCTGGTAATGGAGTGTTTTTAATTGTCTTTTTGCAACACCCGAAAATTACCAATAACGTAAAAATAATAAGTGTTCTCATTGTAATTCACCAAGTTCCTTTTTTAGTTTAGCCACAGTTTCTTTAATAGTTTTATCGTTAGAATAGTGCTTGTCAAGATACTGAGCGAGTCCAATAACTAATGATATTATAACTCTGATTGATTCAATTTTTTTAAGCAATTTCAACCAAGATAGTTTCATTTTGTACCTCTCTTTTTTGTTACTTTTTTTGTTAAATCGGCGCCGGTTCCCCACAGTGCAAGGCCGCCGCCAATATATGTTAATACGTCCGTTATAAATTTCTGTGTTTCTTCTGGTAGTTCAATGTCAAATTGTTTTAATACCATAGCAATAAACATAATTACAATACCAGAATTACGCTTCCATCCATCAAGTAAATTTAAATATTTGTTCATTAAAAACCTCCTTTAATTTGTTGTAATATTTGTTGTTGTTTACGTTTTTTTTCATCTTCAGTATCAGTATCAAGTTGCCTCAAAACCCTTGAAGGCATTGTAAGGGTTCTATCTGCTGTTTGAATTCCTTTGGTAATTCCAGTATTAATCTTACTGGTTTTATTAAGCATGTTTGCTACGGTTCCAGAACGTGGTATTTTTGTTGCACCATACCCAGCAAGCATTGCAAGGGCGGTTTCTGGGGTTAAGCCACCTTCTCTTGTAACCTGCTGTCCTATTCCGGCTCCGAGGGCTGCAACAATACCAAGTATATCCTTTTTACCCTCTCTTTCTGTAGCTTGTTCTGTTATTTTTTTAACAGGTATTAAATCTTCTTGTATTTTAAACTTTTTCTGTAGTTCTGGTATTTCAGATTTTAGTTTATCTCCTATTTGAGAATTTATTTCCCGGGCAATCAAAGAATAAGTATCTCCCTTTTCTTTACCAACATTCCATCCCTCTTTACCTAGTAATCGTTTTGCCTCCAATGCTGTTTTAGCTGACTCAGAAGCTCCTATTTTATTGGCTTTTCCTAACTCTGTAGTCCAAAACTTTAAGGCCTCTTCGGTTTCTGGTTTTCCAAAATATTTATCAGGGTTATTTTTAATATCTTTTCCTACATTACCTATAGCATCATAAATATCAAATTTTTTATCTGAATTTGCTACAAGACTCTTGATTTCGTTTTCTGTTTTATTCAATAAATTATTGGTTTTTTTTGCTGACTGTTTAACATTCCCACCCAACTTATATTCAAATATGTTGTTTGTTACGGTTTCCAGTGCTGGTATTTTTTCCCCAGTTTCCAAGTATTTAGGATGAACCTTTCTAAGTTCGGTTTCCCTGGGTTTCAACAGGCTCTTTTCAATCTTCATGCTGGCACCCTCTGCGCCTTTTTTAAAGAGTTTGCCAGGGGAACTTAAAAAGGTCAGTGGATCGGAAGCAACATCCGAAGCAATACCCGTTGCAACAATAGCGGGTTTCTTCAAGTATCCAGGCAATTCGCTTCCCGCTATTTTTTCCTGTAGTTTTTTACCTCCAGGATTAAATACGCCAGATTCAGACTCAGTTATTTTATATTGCTCTCCGGTTTCTGGATTCTTTACAAGGGTTCCTAAAGCTCTTTTAGGCAGTTCCATTATATCTGATACCATATCAAGTCCAAAGCCCAAAGGATGACGTGATGCTATATTAGATCCAGCTTTTTGGCTTTCTTTAAATACCTGCGAACTCTTGGGTAAAACCACGCTTTCCACATCTCGTGGAAGCCCGAACAGAGTTCTGTTTTCAGGTGTGCTTTCTTTTGAAAACCCCGCCCTTGTTAGCCAGTTCGCTTCTTTTGGCTGGGAATCAACAGAAACCTGCTGAGAAGTTTCTGGCTCCTGTTGTTTGTCCTCTCCAACCTTAGAAAAAACGTCATTCAGTTCTTGCTCTGTGGGAGGTGAATCGCCCGTTAGCCTTACTGTTTTGCCGGTATTAGGGTCTGTTATTTTATAAGTTGGCATTATTCAACCTCCACAGTAAACCTGCCGATTTTACCATATTTTTTGGGCTGTGTGGTACTCTGGGTACTTTTTGGCTTTGATTGAGGTACGGTGCTATTTTGCGTAGATTCAGTATTTCTCAGTTCATCCAATTTAGCCAATCCAGCATAAGCTTTCTGCATTATTCTATCTAGTTCCTTCGAGAATCCTTGCTCACTATTAGAGGTGCTTAGTGTTGTTGCCGCTGATTTCAATATCTCTATATCGGTGTTACTTAAAACTCCTTTCATCAAGCCCAGGTTGTCTAACGTTAATAAATTTTTTAATCCATCAAATTGAGCCACAAAGTCAGCTTCTGGAGTTCCGGCTATAGGATTTTTAATCAAACCGAATCCTGAACCCGCAGATTTTAAGCCAACGGCCCCAGTAAATCCAGGGTGTGAACGTATAATATCAACCTTGTCTATAATTTCTCTGAGTTTAAGTTCTTTAACATCTGGATCACTGATATTTTTAGCAACATCTAGCTTTTCTTTTGCAATGGCGCCCTGTTGACTAAGCCTTGCCATAGCAATTTCTTTCTGTTGTGCAAGTTGGCGCTCCTTAAAACTCATGTTAAGCTTATCCTTTTCCGATAGCCCTCCTGTTTTATCTCCCATCTGTTTATTAACAATTTCCTGCCCATACTCATTATTAGGAATAGCCTGTGCCTGTCCTATGGCCTCTTCATACTTGCCAGTGTTTGCAAATATATTGCCAAGAGCAGATCGAGTCGGAAATTTCTCTGTCTGCTGTGTAAAAAATTGTCCTAACCTTTTGCTCAATAATTCATTTTGCTGTGATTCGCCCATCTGTTTTTCAATATCTTGGGCATTTTTCATGTAATCCTTAACCTGTGGGACGCCTCCAAGCCCTTTAGAATAAATTTCTTCCTGAAAAATTTGATTGGCTGGCTTCTTCATTCTTAAATGCTCCTGAAGAGCTCCAGACTCCTGGAACCTCTTAAGCGCTTCGGGGTCTCTTGCTGCTTCCTGTTCTAATTTTGCCATGATTCCTGGTGTGTCAGAAGCAACGGCCTGCGATAGTTTAAGTTTCTGATCTAATGTCCTCAAAGCATCAATTCCCTGTTTTTCTGTCATTTTGCCCTGGAGATATTCGCTCATTTCTGCCGCAGCGCTAGGCCCATCCTTCGAAAATGTCAACATTAATTGTTGTTTTTCTTCTGGGGTGTAATTACGATTTTCGATTGTATCCTTAAATTTTTTAATGTCGTCATTATTCTTTATAGATTCGCTAAAATCAGAACCCAGAAGTAAAGATAATGCATTATAATTCCTATGTTTATATCTATCAGACATTATATACCCCCTACTGATCCTAAATATCTTGCAAAATCTTTTTTCCACTGCATTTTCTCTGCGTTGGCTTTATATTGCTGCATAGCCATCATTTTATCAAGGGCGAATTTATCCCTTCCTAGTCTCTGTTCTTCCTCCATTTGCTTTGCAAGCATCGTCCTTTTTGCCGAGGTGTCCCACATCGAAGAATACGATGAAGGATTTATTAACCCTGATACACCAACCGCTGATAAAATTGAATCGTAACTACTCATTATTACCTACCATTATAATTATAAGTACTATTATCTTTTAATCTTTCAAATGTCATATAAGCCTTAGTTAATCTATCATCTTTATTTGTCCCAGGCTCATAAAAACCAGTTAATTTAACCAAATCACCATTTTGATCCACAAAAATATTGCCTTGATTGCTTTGTATCCAGTTGTAAACATCATCTTTAAATCTCCATGCCCTATATCCGACGGTGTTTCCCCTGGCATCCTGAGTGTATTCAATGGTATCAGTGCCAAAATAAGGCGCTGTTTTGAATTTACCGCTTGACGCAAGGCTTGCATATTCTTCTGTTGTCAACTTTTGACCTTCGTCAATCTTTGCAAGCGCCTGTTCGAAAACAATATCATTCTTAATCTTGTTGATAACACCTTCAGATGTGGGCTTTAACCCCTTACCAGTTATAGAATATATTTTACCGTCATCATTTCTTTTGTCGACATAGTTATCTATTATTTTTATTGCGTCAGATTCGGATACCCCTAAACTTTTAGCGTCTGTCAACCATTTACTTTTAATTTCTGAATACATTTTACCAATTTGGTCAGGAGTCAAACCAGGCTTATCAAGACTTTCAAGATTATATTTTGACAAATACGTTTGACCTATTTGTGTCTGGGTAAGGCTGCTGTTATAGGTTATTCCAGAGTCTTCTGCAATTTTCTTAAGTGCCGCCGCCGCTTGGTCAGGATTCATATTTTCTATTTGGCTCATTATATATTGAAGATCCATTCCTTTTTTCTGAAACTCCTCTTTAATTTGCTCCATGTAAATATCATGAGTTCTATTTAATGCGTTTTCTCCAGACTGCCATATTCTATCAGCTTTTTGCTGGTCAATTCCTTGTTCAATAGCCCATTTATCAAATGACTGCTTATCTTTAAACTGTTGAGAGTCCTGTAATAGCTTTCTGTCTTCAAGACGTATTCTCCCAGATTCAATTTCTTTTTGTAATTGCCTATCCAGGTCAGACTCTTTACTATGATAAGCCCATTGTTTTGCCTGCTGTTCCGCCTCAAATTGATTCATGCCTTGCTGCATCAATTCTTTTTTCTTCCAGTCATAATCCTGCATATACTTCTGATTCTCAAATTGTGATTGCTGCATGGCCTCGTCTTGTTTCCAGCCAAGTTTTGTAAGCTGTTCAGTCCGGTCTGTTTTCCATTTGTCCTGATTGATAACCATATTTTGAATATCAGTTTCCTGTTTACGATTTAAGTCATTCTGAAGACCCTGAAATTCTTGTTGCATTTTTATTATCTGCTGTTGTGCAGTAATGTTTTTAGTAGCTATGGCATCCTGTAACTGCCTATCAAGGTCGCTCTGTGTTGCTTTCCATTGTTGGTCAGTTATCATTAAATTCATGTCAACTTTTTCTTTTAAACCGAGCATTTTTTCCTGGAATTGCTGGTTCCCAAGCTGCAAAGAACTCTCTAAAGCGCGGTTCATCGAATTTTGTTCTTCAGTAAATTTAAACCCTGCTTCTGTTTTCCATTTATCGAAATCAAGTTGTTTTTGTATTGCAGCCTGCTGTGCTCCAATATCTTTATTCTGCATAGCGTCTTTAAGTTGCCTATCAAGAGAAGACTGGCTAGCAACAAAATCATTCTGAGATAACTGTAAGCCCTGTTGTATTTTACCTCTTATCTGTTCAATTTCTTTTTGCGCAGATATATCAACTTCTTGCATTGTAAGCTTGCCAAGTCGCTCTAAATTACTTTCACTGCTTAAAAATTGCCGCTGTAATTCCTGCTGTTGTGCAGTAAATTGTTGCTGCAAATTCTGTAATTCCTTTTCTTTTGCTGCGTTTTTATCGATTTTAGCAAGTTCAAGCTCACGCGATAATTGATTTTGTGCGGAGTTCCAGTCATTTTGTGACATCTGTTGACCACTAGCTATTTTACCCTGTAGTGTTGCAAGTTCTTTCTGAAAATCCTGGCTAGCATTCTGTGTTGCCCATTCAAAACCACGATTAACTGCATTTTCCGCCTGTGTTAAATTACGATTTTCCTGACCCTCACCAGCGGCCAAAATAGTGGATAACCCACCAATATTGGTATTAAATTTTTGCCTTTCGGTTTCCGCTGTAGCTCTGCCCTCTGCTAAAGTTGCCAAAAAATCTTGCTGACTTTTTTTCATTGATTCATCTTGTAGTTGCGATTCGAAACCGCTTCTTTCTACGGCATTGGTAAGACTTAATCTCGTTAAATCCTCAATGTTTTTACCACTTCCAGATATAGGAGCTGTTGCCTGCCGGGCTTTTTCAAAAGCCTGATTTTTATTTAAATCAAATTGCTCCATTTTAGATTGATTAATCTTTTGTGCGTCATAACCAAGACCAGGATTCTGTAATAAATACTGTGTTTTTTGTGATGTTAAATCATTTACCGGAGAATTATAGCCCTGGATTACAGCATTATAACCAGTATTGAGTGCTTGTTGTTGCAAAGAATTAGGCTGATATGTGGACGTAACAGGATTTATCTGTGGTGCTTGTGGCTGTGTTTGATTTTGTGATGCTTGAGGCTGCACCTGTAGCCCCTGTGCATTGACCTGAGTTACAGGAGGCGCCTGCCTAATCAAAGGTATAGCCTGATTAGGGTCATTCTGATATGGATATATAGGTGGCGCGGCAACATTGTGTTGCTCTTCTTTTAATCTTTTTTGTCTTTCCTCTTCTGTTTCAAGAGTATCAGCAGGATTATACATCAATGTCGCCATTATTATTTCCTATTCCAAATAGTTATAGTATCATTATTATAAATATCAATATATACTGTTTCAGTCAAATATATTTTCACCACCAGTTTTCTCCGTCTGTTACAATTTCCAATATACTTCCAGAAACTAAAGAGTATGTTGACGCATTTCTAATTAATTGATTTAAATAAGCATACAAGACAACATTGTTGGCTGTAACATCTTTTCTGACAAATTTAAATATAGTGCTGCCTAAAGATTTACAATCTGGAACATCTATTATAAAATTACCTAATGTAGCATCACAAGTAATTAAAATATAATTACCATTTGTATACTTTCCTTTAAGTACATTGTCTTTAGTTGTCAATTTTACTGTTTCTTGTGTCATAATTAATCTTTTTAATCTATACTTATCCACATACCAATAGTAGAATTATATATAAACATGGCTGTTCCATACGCCGAAATAGTGTGATTATCATCCCAAATATTCCCAGTTGCTGCTTTTATAAAAAGACTATTACTGTATGCAATAACTATAATCAACATGTTCCCATCTGTTAAACCACCGTTAATAGTTTCTAATGTATCAGTACCTGTTGATGTCACTATATTCATGTAACTTGATTTAAAATCAATTGTATTATTTGTTACTGTATCTATTGTGCTGGGCGATATATTTAAAACACTTAAAGTAACAGTACTTGAGTAAGTGCCCGTAGTTCCCTTGACATCACCGCTACTATTTATCCCGGCGCTACTTATTTTCTTGGTACTTGCCAACGAGTCTACGGTAACAGTACTTGAGTAAGTGCCC